TACAAGTAATATTCCGGTAAGGTGGAACGCACCAAAGCAGAGAACGGTACCCGCAATAATACGGATAATACTTTTAATAATACTAATGTTTTTATGTTTCTTAGGGTCTGGAATGTCATTCATAATGTTATACTTTTAGATATTAAACTTTTAAAGCTTTGTCCCAAACCTGTAAGTGCATTCTGTTTGAGAATTTAAAATTATACTTCTTACAGAGTTCAGCTACCACAGGCCCTACCTCTAATAGTTCTTTACGGCTGCCGCACATTGGCATGATCCATACTTGACTTGATGGTAGGCCGATATCAGGATTATTGAGATAGTTCTCTAACACTTCATTTAAGTCAGATTCTTGACGAGCTACAAACTTAAAGCAAGCATCTTGCTCTACTAAGAAACGTAATACTTCCGGTTTAAAGCGTTTCTCGGTAGGATCTCCATTGCTAGAAAGTTTAGGAGACGTGGTATAGGTTACCTTACAACCTAAGTGACTCCATTCTTCATCCGGCATGATAGTACCATTAGTTTCAAAGTCAATATGTAGTTGAGGTCTACCTATATCATTAGCAGTAAGAGCTTTACCATAATCAGCAAATTCCCAACGATCTCTAATAAATTTAACAAATTCAATTAATCCTTTTTGCTGAATAAAAGGCTCCCCGCCAGTTAGCTTAAGTAAGGCCCCTTCTTTTAAACGTTCATGATAATCGTTCTTTTCAAATAGCTGAGCAATCTCTTCAAAGGTCATTTTGTTCTTCTTAGACCAGCTAATATAGCTATCACAGCCGTTCGGAGAATCTACACTCTTAAAACCAATACAGGTTAAGTTACACATAGCCATTCTCATAAACACTGAAGGATAACCGATATAACGGCCTTCTCCTTCTAGTGTATAGAAAACGAAATCGTCTGAAATGAATAAAGTCTTATTAGGATCGATAGGCATAAAAGTATTATATATTATGCTTTATAAATTGCACTATTTTGTTCGTGTTCCCAAACTTCTACTTTAGAACAGCGGCAACGACCGTCTGTAATATCGTCTACATAATCGTTGGCCATGTTACAGCAAAATTCTGCGAATCGTTCAATACCAACCCCGTCTTCCATAATAACTAATTCAATAATACGCTTATCAGCTAACATTTTAAAAGTTTCAACTTCAGGGTCTTTTGAGGAAATAATTGTTTTGTGGTCGAATGTTTCTTCAAGTTTAGACTTAAGCTCTTTTAATGCACCAAAGTCTACTACCCAGTTATTGTTATCTAGCACTTCGCATTCAAACCAGAATTTAGCTTGGAGACGGTAACCGTGAATAAATTTGCAGTGACTTCTTGCAAATGGCTGTCTAAATGCAGCGCTACCCAATGGTATGATTTTAGTAGATATAAATTTACCCATACCTTATAGTATGGTAAAAAATAAAAAACTCAAGCTAAATTAAATCTTTTGTGTGTTTACTGATCCATTCTTCCAGTATACGAGGCTTTATGTCTGGTGGAGTAGATATAACAGCATTACTATCGTCATCTGAATCAAACAAATACCTTTGTATATCTTTTTTCTCTTCTTTACTTGGAATTTTAATAAATAAATCCGCCCTTTTGTCTTTTATGAGAGTGTTACCTGCTAAAGCTATATCCACACATCTCACTGGAACAAAATCATTGTTAATATCATAATTTGCTAGCACATCAATAAATTCTCTTTTATTCTTATTAGACTTAAAGTATAAAAATAAAGGTACGTCATCGCTGTCGTATTTCTTGTTTTTATATTTTAATACCATGCAATTATTTACCAAATTTGTAAATAATAATATGGCAAGCCGTAGAAAGATTATAAATATTAAAGAAGCCGTGGATTTACCCCCTCCTCCAATACATTTTAGTATGCAACAGCCTCCAGCTATGGTGTCGTATCAGCAGTATCATAATAGCCAATTTCAGTTAACACCTGACTTTATTAATTATATAAAACAAGTTGAAAACGGGGTAAAGGCAGGTTTTAAACACAATCTATGGCACCCGCACAAAAGTGTAGAGGGTGGAACAGACACAATAGCATATGGTCATAAGCTTCATGCCGGGGATAATTATTCTCGCGGTATTACAGATGCCCAAGCTACAGAGCTTCTTAAAAAAGATATTCAATCTGCAGCTGAAAGAGCAAAACAAATTGTTAACTTTAAATTCGGTCCCGGGGCTTGGGAACGTCTTGATAATACTAAAAAAGAAATGCTAACAGATTTTGCATTTAACGGGGTACTAGCGAAATTTCCAAAGTTTTTAGACGGGGTTGTTACTGGTAATGATAATGAAGTAAAAGCTCAATACATACGCCATGTTAATGGTCATGAGCTAACCGGTCGTAACCAAGCTTTTGCTAACAGGTATTTAAATAATTAAGCTTTACCGGCTAGTTTGTTAAGTACATCCATTATTCCACCTGGCTTGTCTTTGTTTTCCATTGTCACAGGCATGGTGAGTACTTTAACATCATTCTCATCAACTGAGTTTGGATTATTACGTACATTCATAATAGCGTCTTTAGCAATATCTAAAAGTTCTGTTTCCCAGTTTTTAAGTTCTGTAGGAGAACGATCTGCAGCAGTATCATTACCTGGTGCTGCTTGAACCGGGCCACCGTCTTGAGGTAAACCGGCTGCAGGTGCTTGTTGCTGTGGTGCAGCCTGAGGTGGTGTATCTGCTTCTAACAAAGTACGAAATATACCGTCTGCTATTTTATCAAATTTTTTCATATTATACTGCTGGGGTTACACCTGATGGAACACTAACATTAGAACCTGTAGAGGAACCGCCACCAGTTGTTGAACCAGCTTGTGCAATTTTTTGCATTAAAGCTTGAAGCTTGGTAGGGTCTTTTAAAGCATCTGGACCATCTGGATGGGCTTGCAATGCAGTATACAGCTGTGCATCGTAATTAATCTTAGCAGTATTAACACCGCTAACGCCTTGAGCGATCTGTTGCCCAACTGCTTGAGGGTTAACATCCTCAGAAATTTGATCTAATAACGTTAAAAACTTACTTTTTGGCTTCATTTCAATATATTTACGACTTTTTTGTATATTTGCACTTGATTTTTTTTGGCAATAAAGTAATATAAAGTGTCGTCGGTTTAAGGAGTACTCTACATACAATGAATTATATGTTAAAGTATGTGGACTCAGGAGCATAGCTCCTTCGTCTCAGTCTTGCAGACTCTTTTAACAGTTCGCTGCGCTCACTATATATATATAGGAGATAAATCCCTTCATGGCTTGAACGTGCTTAGCAAGTTTAATAAATCGAACTTGGTGCAAAACCGCTTAATTTTGTTAAAGCTAAACTTACTATAGTCCATGGAGTAGCGAAACTCCTTAAGTATTGTGGTTACTTCTGTGTATTCCGCAGTATCTTTGTCAACTAATGCCGTTCTATAGGGCTTGTTAGTAACGTATAGTAGTATCGGAAAACACTTTTTAATTTCTTTAATAAATGTTAAAATATCCGGATTACACGTCTCTTTATTAATCCAAAATACAGTATTCTTTTTGTATTCTAGCTTAGCATACACTTTAAACAACGTTGCTAACGTAAAATAGTGTACAAGTTTAAGATAATCTTGCTTTGGCAAGCTATCATATGTAGTAATATTGTATTTTAATAGCTCAGCTTTAAACAAGGACTGCACCTCTGATTCAATTTGTGTAAAATCAGTTACGTATATATTATACTTGAGTTCCTTGACTTGCATTAACTTTTATTGTACTGTTTTCTTTTTCCAATGCAAGCTTTTTTAACAACGCATCCGGTGCTCTACCGATTCTACAGTTTATAATGCCGTTATAATAACCTTCTTTAAGTAACACATCATGATCAAACTGTATTTTAGCTTCATAATAAGCTAACTCAAATTTACTCTCGCAAAATTTTATAATTTCAAACTTAAAAGTATTTTTACCTTGTTTTATAATATCTTCGTTAATATCATTAGAAGATGATGTATATGTCTTCCAATCTGACTCTATGTCAAAGTGTCTTTTGTTTTTCTTACCTTTGAGCGGCTTGAGTTTTTTAATTCTTTTGATCTGTTTTTTTCCAAAATAAACTTTACCGTCGGACGTATTAGTGATGCGATAAATAAAACCGAAAGGTAAGTTAGTATCATCGAAAGGTAAAGCTGTTTGCCAATGGCCTAAGTCCATGTAGCTTATTTACATCCCGCTTGGAAATGTTCTACGCTGTAATGGTATTAACGGTTGAGCTTCACCGTTCATTTTTTTCTTTTTACTCTTACCTGGTTTCCATTTTGTTTTACTTCTACTCCATATATTACGCGTATCTCCTGGAGCATAAAAATCACTCGATTGCCCTGTAATAGGTGCATGTACTTGACCTGTGCCAAGAGCGCTAGCAGTTGTCATGTCTTCTAAAAGCTTAGTATACACCTTATTAAAATTTTTCATGTAGATTTCTTAAAATTATAATATATACTTAGTAAGATTTATGGACTTACTCAATGTAGATAAAATTATTAGTGACTTCCAATTAGAGCTAACCAACGATATTCGCATGGATGAGCTCACTATTAAGGAAAAAGCTATGCTAGCGCCTACAACTAAGCATAAATGGGTTGCTAGAACCACAATGTATAAAAGTACGTTACTTAAATTGGATCATACTAAAAAGCAAAAAATTAAAGCTAAAACTATTAATTCACCTGTAGCTTTATCTAAAGCTGCACGAGATGAAATTATGTATAATGATGACGAGGTAGTTTCTATTAATGCTTGTATTGATCAAGTAAAAGTAATACTAGATTACTTAGAAAAAATAGAAAAACTAACTGGGTCATTAACTTACGATTATAAAAACGTAATTGACTTACAAAAACTTGAAACAACGTAATGGTAGTTGAATTTAAATATGACCCGAAGCGTAAGGAAGTAAAAATCGTTTCAGATTTTCTTGCTAACATAAAAGAACATTTTAGTGTTAAGAATCCTGGTGCGCGTTTCAATCATTTTCAGCGGTTTATGCCTCAGCGTATATACGCTATTACAGCAGCTGGTTATATTGGTATAGGTTTGGTACCAGAAGTTATATCCTATCTTAAAAGTCAAAATATACCTTTTAATATTGAAATTGATCAAGCATATAACGATGTACTACAACTAATACATATCGCAGCACCGGGGTCCTCTCAAAAAACACTTAAAAGTGAATTTGAACTTAGAGATTACCAGCAAGTAGCAGTGAGTAAAGCTTTAGATAATGGTTATGGTATTGTTGAACTAGCTACAGGTGGTGGAAAAACTTTAATTATTGCTAATTTGGTATATGCTGCATTACATGAGGTTAAGCCTACTGAAAAAATACTAATAGTGGTACCGGACTTAGGTCTAGTAACACAAACATATAAAGATTTTATCTCATATAATTTTCCTATGGAAATAGTGAGTAAATGGACGGGTAGTACTGAACTAGACTCTAACGCACGTGTTATTATTGCTAATATGGGTATATTACAGAGTAAATCTTCAGACGTTAGCTGGTTTAATAAGGTAGGGTTATTAATAGTAGATGAGTGTCACAAATTACGTAGAGGTAACAAAGTTTGTAAACTACTCGATAAAGTACCTACATTGAGACGTATTGGTTTTACTGGTACATTACCAGAAAACGATATTGATAAGTGGAATATTATTAAAATTCTTGGACCAGTTATATTTAAAAAGACTACCACTGAGTTAAGAGCATCTACTGGTGGAGAATATATTGCTAATGCACAAGGCTTAGCTATTAAGTTAGATTATGACTTTAAACCAGATTATACAGCAGTTGCTTCTGCCCAAAGATATTTGCTTGAATTAGATTATATACATAACAGTATATTCAGAAACAAAGTCATTAAGCAATTGGCTAACAACTTTAAGAATAACTGCCTTATATTAATCGATCACATAGCACATGGAGATAATCTTTATAAAGAGATATCTACATTAACAGACAAGCAAGTATTTTTTATACAAGGTAGTGTAGAAGTAGAAGATAGACGTAAAGTGCAGGAAATTATGGAAACACATAATAATGTTGTGTGTATTGCTATTAGTAAGATATTCTCTACTGGCATTTCTATTAAAAATATACATTATATAGTATTTGCTGCAGGGGGCAAATCGAAAATTAAAACTTTACAGTCTATTGGTCGTGGATTACGTGTTCACGAAAATAAAGACATATTAACATTAGTTGATATTGTTGACAATCTAATTTATGGTATTAAACACTACAGTAAAAGAAAAGAATTTTATGCACTTGAAAAAATCAAAATTACCGAAAAAACAATCACAGAAACCACCTGAGATTTCTAACGTAAAAATTACTAAAATAGCTAAAGCCGATAAGCCTAAAAAACCATTAAGTGAATCTGCTAAAGCTAAGAAAGTTTACTATGTAAGTCCAGCTGAATTTACAGAAGAACTCAGAAAGTACTATGCTACTAACATAATGAGCGATAATCTTGCCATTATGATACGTAATATTGCTTATGGGCTTGCACATGCTTCAAATTTCATTAATTATACGTTCAAAGAAGAAGCTATCGGTGATTCCCTTATTAATATGTTTAACGCATTAAAAGATAAAAAATACAACTTTGATAAAGGTTTTAATCCATTTTCGTATTTTAATTCTATAGCTTTTAACTGCTGGCGTTCCCGTATTAAGAAAGAAAAGCGCATGAGGGATACATTAGCAGCATATCAAGAAGAAGTGTATAGTGTTATCGGACCCAATATCGGTGTAGATGATCCAGTAAACCCAATTAGTAAACATGTTGATTAAAGGAACAGAAGTTGGTATATTCTCAGATCCACATTACGGGGTACACCGTAATAGTGCTACATGGCATAAGATCGCGCTTGATCATGCTAAGTGGGCTGCTGAGCAGTTTAAATCTAGAGGTATACAAGACATAATAATTCCAGGAGATATATTCCATGACCGTAATGACATTGCTGTTAACACTCTTCACGTGGCTACTGATGTGTTTGATATACTCCGTGATTTTAATATTATTATCACCGTGGGTAATCATGACGCTTATTATCGGGATAATTCTTCAGTTAATTCCGTTTCAATTTTACGTGGATGGTCTAATATTACTGTTGTTGACACTCTTGCTGTTGAAACGCTCCAAGGACAAAAAATAGCTTTTTGTCCATGGGGCCAAGATATTAACGAGGTACCAAAGTGTGATTTAATTGTAGGTCATTTTGAAATTAACAGTTTTAAGATGAACTCTTATAAAGTATGTACTAACGGTTTAAAGTCATCTGACTTAACCGATAGAGCACCTTTAACTATTACAGGCCATTTTCATCATAGAGAAGAACGCAAATATAAAGATGGCACTATTCTTTATGTAGGCAGTCCTTATCAGCAAGATTGGGGTGATTTTGGTACGACTAAAGGCTTGTATATATTAGATCTTAATGATCTAAGCTATAAGTTTATTGAAAATGATATGTCTCCAGAATATAGACGCTTACAATTTACAGAGCTATCTGGTAACGTATACACATCTGAAACACTTAAAGCGGCTATTGAAGGTAACATTGTAAAGTTTATTGTAGATAGAGTTGTTGACCCTATAACTCTAGAAACTATAGTGCGTAAGCTAGTAGCGGTAAAGCCTGTAGAATTTACTATAGAGCATGATGTTACTGAGCAGAGTAAGGTTAATATTGAAGAGGCAGCTGCTAAAGAGTTTAATATAAGCGTAGAAAAGTCTATTGAAGAGTTTATTGAACTTATGGATATTAAAAATAAAGATGCAGCTAAAACTTATGTAGTGGATCTTTATAGTAGAGCTATTAAAATGTAATATGAAAATTGGTATACATTCAAATCAATTTGATGGCCGTGGTACAGGTAAAACCCCATACGATTATGCGGTAGCTCTTAGAGATATATTAGGTCATGAAGTGGTATTTCTTACTACACATGATGATCCTAACGAGGGTTTACCTAAACTTCAAGAAGAGTTTCAGGCATTCCAATATCATGGTAATGCTAACAGAGCCCCTGCGCAAGAAGTTAAAAGCCAGTTAGAAAAAATAGTAACTGAACAAAAAATAGATTTTGTTCAAATGATGAAGTCTGGTGCTAATGATTTTGTTAATCCAGAAAATTGTAAGACAGGTACTCATTATATATTTGATGGGTCTCAGCCTCATGGCACTTCATTTGCAGCTGTTTCTGACTTTTTAGCGCGTAAGTTTAAACAAACAGCATATGTACCGCATATAATGTATAGTATACCACCTACTAAAGATATTAGAGCTGCATTAGGTATACCAAAAGATGCCTTAGTTATTGGTAGACACGGTGGTAAAGAATCATTTGATATACCTTGGGTACAGAAAGCTGTTTCAGATATATTAAATACTCGTAAAGATGTTTATTTTATATTTCTGTCTACTAATCAATTTATTTCTCATGAAAGAGCTATATTTTTCCCTTGGGTAAAAGATGAAAGAGGTAAGTTTAATTTTATACATGCATGTGATATTATGCTACACGCAAGACAAATAGGGGAAACATTCGGCTTAGCAGTAGGAGAGTTTTCAGCAAGCAATAAACCGGTTATGACATGGAGCGGGATGGGATATTCAGGATATGATACTGCACATGTAGAACATATGCTTGGCAATCCTTATTTGTATCATGAGTATGATGACTTAATGACTACATTAAAACAATTGGATGTTAATTACATACGGGGTAAAAATTGGGACTGGTTTACAGAGAAATTTAGCCCAAAGTCTGTAATTACTCAGTATAAAGACATATTTTTAAAATGAAAATTGGAGTTGGTATAATTACTTGTAATAGAAATGAATATCTTAAAGGGTTGCTAGCAACTTTGCCCGGAGATGTAATAAACGAACTTGTAATTGTTAATGACGGTAAAGCTGAAAACCGTATAGATGTGCCTGGTATTTGGTTACAAAACAAAGTCAATCTAGGGGTAGGCAAGTCTAAAAATAAAGCAATGAAACATCTTTACGATAATGGTTGCGAATATATTTTTATTATTGAAGATGATATGCTTATTAAAGACAAAAATGTATTTATGAAATACATTGAAGCATATAAAGATTCAGGTATACAACACTTTAATTACGGGCCGGGATCTCCATTTAACCGTAAACAAAATATTGCTTTTGATTTACATAATAGACATTTACTAGACCAAAAAAGCCCTCCCAATCCTAAACTTATAGTGGAATACCCTCACTGTAAAATTGCTTTATATGAGCATACAGTAGCAATGTTTTCGTTTTTTACCCGAGAGGTATTAGAGAAAGTTGGTTATATTGACGAACAGTTTTATAATGCTTGGGAGCACGTGGATCATACATACCGTATTGCTTTAGCAAGTTACCACCCCCCATTCTGGTGGTTTGCTGATATAGCAGATAGTGAAAAATATCTTGAAGAGGCTCCAGGTGCTATTGATAATTCCTCTATTGCCGATAAAAAAGAACAGTGGCATAAGAACGTTTATGGTGGTAGAGAACTTTATTTAAAGAAGCACGGACACTACCCTAATGAACCTAAAGTTTATAACCAAGAACAAGTACTTAAGATATTAAAACAAATACATTCTAAAGCATGAACGAAATTGTAACATATGGGCAAAACTATACGCTTAATAAGGGCATAAAAGTTTTTATTAAGTCTGCTATTAAAACAGGTAATAAAGTAACTGTTATTGGATATAATTTACAAGATGACGTTATTAAGTACTTCAAAGATAATAATGTAAACTATGTAGATGCATTACCTATTGCTACAAAATATAACGTAGACTTAAAGCTTTCACCATACACTCTTAAGGTTATTTTCTTTTATTTGTATTGTAATAAGATATCTACTTCAGAGAGTGTATTTTTATGTGATTTTACCGATGTGTATTTTCAGGGAGATATTTTTAAAGATTTTTATAAAACCCAGGGTAAACCTACTGTATTTCATGAAATTGAGCTCATAATGAACTGTAAAACAAACACAACTTGGATGAATTTGTGTTATAATACAGATATCTTTAATCTTACTCGTGGTTATGAAATTATTAACGGTGGTGCAATTTTAGGTCACAGAGAGCGCTGCGCAGAACTATTAAAAGAGATGTGCACCGATATTTCAATTATAATTGGCCGTATAGGCAATTACCCTAATGTAGATCAAGCAGTTTTAAACAAAGTAATACGGTTTGATTATCTTAGATATAATATCTGGGATTATAACACTGTAGCTAACATGGCATATGTAAACGTAAAGCGATCGGTAAGCATAAAAAATAATAAAATTATTATAGACAACAATATTATACCTGCAGTTATACATCAGTATGATGTTAACAAAGACGTAGAAAAATTTATAAATGAGCAAATTTGATATAATTATTTTATCTCTTGCAGAAGATGACAAGAGCTTCCAAACCACTAAAAACTGTGTAGACTCTTATATAGATACTGCAGATAGTTTAATTAGAAAGATATATGTAATAGAATCTTATAAAGGTTTCAATAAAGATTATGAACAATTTAAAGTAGAGGTAATAATACCGCAATTTGAATTTAATTACAATCAATTTTTTAATATAGGCTTAAGTCACTGTAAAGCTGAATACGTAATGGGACCAAATAACGATTTAACAGTACAAAAAGACTGCTTACAAAATATATTAAAAGAGTTTGAAACTAATCCATTTATTAGTTCTGTTAGCCCTATTGACAGAGAGTGGCACCGACACACCAAACAATACCTTCCTAATGATAACAAACTGTATTATGGTTGGGAAATAGCACTACATATGTTTGGAGCATGTTTTTGTGCGCGTAGAAGCGTGTTTGAAAAAATTGGTTATCTAGATGAAAGATTTTACTTTTTTTATCAAGATAACGATTATATTTTAAGTCTACAGCGTAACAATCTTGTACATGGTGTTTTAACTAGTGCTCGTGTTAGCCATAAAAGCGGGGATACAGCAAAAGCTAACCGCGGACCATTAAGATGTCAATATATTCCAGCAAATATGGACGCTCAAGGTAATATACTTGGTACAAAATGGCATTTAGAAGAACCGTACAAATCAGGCGGTTTTAAAAAATTTAAAGAATATACTTTATAAAATGAATATATCGTTTCTATATGCTAGGTTACCTAAAGATGTATGGAACACATCGATAGCACTACAAAGAGAGTTTGAAGCAGCTGGCCACAAGACTAAGTGCTACTCTTCAATGAATTTACAGGAACAATATACTGAAGATGGTATAACAGATTTACTCTTTGAAGCTAAATCTGGTATATTCGTACCAGATGTAATTATTAATTTTGATTATGGTATGTTTCGTAGCCCTCTCCTAACTAAAGACCAATTTCCTTCTGCTAAATGGGTATTAGAATCTGGAGATGACCCGCAAAGCTTTAGTTATAACCATCAAAAAGCAGTTATAGGTAAATTTGATATTATTCTCTCTCCAGACATTAGATGTGTACAACGCTACACTCAAGAAGGCTATAACGCTATGTGGTTCCCACATTTTGCAGATACTGCTATGTATCCGAGTAAAATATATGACATTGTTCCAGACTTAGATGCAGTATGCACTAGAGATGTATCTGACAGGTTTTTTCAGTCAGTAAGACAGCGCTTAGGCAGTCGATTTGACACTCGAAGCGGTTTACATGCACTAGAGCATTCTTCCTATCTTCGTAAAGGTAAAATAGTACTACAGAATAGTCAATATAAAGAAATTACACGTCGTATATTTGAAGGTATGCTAGCCAATCGTATGGTTATTGCAGATAGACCTGATAAAGACACAAGTATAAATTTAATATTTGAAGAAGGTAAAGAAATTGTTTACTTTGATTCGTTAGACGATTGTATTGATAAGGTTAACTATTACACTTCTCAGGAAAATGAAAGACTTAAAATAGCTCAAGCCGGCTTTGATAAAGTCTCAAAATATCATACAGCTACAGCTAGAGTAAAGTCTTTATTAAAATTTCTATGAAAATACTCTATTTAACTAAAGGAGATCATGTAGATTATCAGAACGATGCTTTATTAATCGGTCTTAAAGAGTTATTCGGTGCTGATGTTTTAGACCTTAACAAGCAAGAACACAATTATGAAAATTACGATGCTGAAAGAGCTAGTAAGCTTTATGGTATGGGCATGACAGTTACTCGAGTATTGCCTGATTTAAACGTAGACCGTACTGATATTACTTCAAAAATTGTAAATAAGTACTTTGATTATATTATATATGGTTCTATATGGAGATGTAGTGATTACTTAGATGAAATATTAAAACATTATCCTACCAACAAAATTATCGCAATAGACGGTGAAGATGAAACAAACATACACCCTTCTTACAATAAAGGCATAGTATATTTTAAGAGAGAGCTTATCTATGATAAACCAAGACTGTTTCCTATAAATTTTGCAATACCGATGTGTAAGATTAACTTTAACACTAATAAAGTTAAAGACCAGGCTTTTATTACACCCTTAGATAAGAGTACGTACATATACAAGAACGAAAAAGATTACTACAACGATTACAATCAATCGAGATTTGGTGTTACTGTTAAAAAAGCAGGTTGGGACTGTTTAAGGCATTATGAAATATTAGGAAACGGATGTATTCCTGTATTTCATAATATTGATAAGTGCCCTGATCTAACGATGAAGTTTTTTCCGAAAAAAGAATGTCTAGATGTGCTTACTGATTTACAAAATAAAGAAACACCTGAAAACGTGTATGATAAACATATTGAATTGTTTAAACAAGCGTTATATCAGAATTGTACAACAACAGCAATAGCAAAAAGATTGTTAAATACGTTGAATAATATTGCTTAGAGGTTATAATTTAACCTAATGCAGTACGTCTTCTTTAAGAATATAAAAATTACTAACTTCCTGTCTGTAGGTAAGAGACCGGTTGCTGTAGATTTTAAACCTGGTTTAAATATTATTACCGGGCGTAATTTAGATAAAGCCGATAGAGCTAATGGTGTGGGTAAATCTACAGTTGCAGATGCTATACATTTTGCATTATATGGTTCCACTATAAGAGATCTTAAGAAAGAAAACATAGTCAATAACCTGTACCCAGAAGATGTGTGTGAAGTAGAGTTAGAGTTTACTGTTGATACTAATAACATAAAAACAGAGTATAAAATAGTACGTACATTAAACCCGACTAAGTGCTTTCTGTATATTGACGGAGAAGATAAAACTAGATCGGGTGTACCTCAAACCACTGAGTATATTATTGATATAATAGATACTTCCCCAGAAGTATTTCAAAATAGTGTGGTTATGACCATAAACAATACGATACCGTTTATGGCGCAAAAGAAGATAGAAAAGCGTAAATTTATTGAAGGTATACTTGGTTTAGAAGTATTTAGCAACATGTTAAGTATTGCTCGTTTTGACTTTAATGAAGCAAAACGTTGCTTAGATATTGAACATACTAAAGCAGATGAATCTGATAGAGCTTTGCAAGATTGCTTAAAGCAAAGAGATACATATGAAGAAAGCAAACAAAAGCGTAAAGAAGTATTATTAACCCGTCAGCGTAATAACGAACAAGAGATTGCGTTAATTAACGAAAAAATAAGTAAATTAGAGTCTGTTGATACTGTAGCTAAGAAAAAGATAGAAGATGATATTAAGACACTTAACGAGGCAGAGAAGAGTTATGATAAGAAACTAGCTGCAATTAATAAACTTATAACTGAAGCCGAAACACATATAAAACTTAATAATGATCGTATTAAAAAGCTTAAAAAGGTAGATAGTAAGTGTCCGCATTGTGGTAAGGACCTTGCTGAAGCTGTTAATATACAATACGAAAAAGATAAAGCTGACTGCCAAGCTGAAATACTTAAGTATACTGATGTAATTAATACAGAGAAGCCGTTATTAGTTGATGCTCAAAAAGGCTTAGAAAAGATCGAGAAAGCTATTACTTCTATACAAAAGAAACTAAACGATTTTAATGTGCGTAAGAAAGAAGTTGAAAATGTTAACTCGCGGTTAAACCAACTAACAGTATGGCAATCACAACTTGTAGTAGATCTAGATACTTTAAATATAGATGATAAAGCTTTTAATGAATCTATTAAAAATGTTGAAACTCGTATTGCTGAAATTAAAAATAAGATTAATGAATTACAGACTAAAATTGACATAATCGAGTCTGCAAAGTTTATCACCTCAGAAGAGGGGGTAAAGTCGTTTATTGTTAAAAAAATACTTGAAGTATTAAATCTCAGACTAGCGTTTTATCTTAAGAAACTTGAGAGTAATAGTGCTGTTAAGTTTAACGAATTTTTTGAAGAGACTATTACTAATGAACGTGGAGTTGAATGTAGTTACTTTAACTTCTCTGGAGCAGAGCGTAAAGCTATTGATCTTGCGATGATATTTACATTTCAAGATATCCGTAGAGCTCAAGCTAATGTATGGTTAAATCTATCAGTATTCGATGAACTATTAGATTCGTCATTAGATGAGAAAGGTATTGAACTAGTATTGGATATAATACGGGATAGAGTGGAAAAGTACCAAGAAGCTGTGTATATAATATCACATCGTAAAGAAAGTATGAAATACTGTACTAGCGGTGAAATTATATTCCTAGAAAAGAAAAATGGCATAACCGTAAGATCAACAAATTTTAATAATGAATAATTCCTTCGTACTCGGCGCACCAGCACTTCCTATGGGAGCTCCAGCATTTGGTTCACCCATCACACAACAGCCTTCGTTTCAAAGCCCAGCCGGAGCCGCTCCAGCAAACATGGCTATAAGCTTTGCTGCTGATCACGGCGGTTGTGGTTTTTGGAGAATGCATTGGCCAGAGTCGTTAATTAACTCATCAGGTAAGGGAGTTGTAACAAACTCTACAATGATGTTACTAGATCCTCGTATGTATGCAGGTATTAGGTCTGTAAAAATACAACGACAAGTAACTCCTCCGCAATTAGAATTTGTAAAGTTTTTAAGGCAGACTTCTAACAACGGTAGTAAATTTAAAATTTACTACGAAATCGATGATGTTATTTTTCCAGAAGATATCCCGTTATATAACAAATCTAGAGAAGCTTTTGTGGATCCTATTATTGGTAAGACTGCTATAGAAATTATTAAACAATGTGATGCTGTTACTTGCCCTACAAAGTTTATGGCGGAATACTATACAGAAAAAACAGGAGTTCCTTCTATTGTAGTACCTAATTACATGCCTAAGTTTTGGATAGATAGATTTTATAACAAGTCTAAGGTAGTAGAAAATTTTGATCGTAATAAGAAGCGCCCTCGTATTGGTTATGTAGGAAGCCCTACACATCTTAATGTACAGCGTTTACCAGGGGTAATGGATGACATTGAGCCATTTACTGATATTGTTCGCAAGACATACAAGGATTACAAGTGGGTGTTTATGGGAGCTGTTCCTAATACTTTACATGACCTGTTGAAAACTGGAGAGGTTGAATTCGTGGGGTGGAAAAGCTTATATGAATATGCTTATGCATTTGATGCATTAAATCTTAATCTAGCCTTTGCACCGTTACAAAACAATAAGTTTAATTATGCGAAAGCACCTATTAAGTACTTAGAAGCAGGTGCATTGGGTATTCCTTGTTTATGCCAAGATGCTCCACCATACAACACGGACCCTATTGCTCCACTACGATTTAATACTCCTGATGAAATGATGGATCTAGCTAAGAAGCTACTAAGAGACCGTAGAATGTATTTAAACGAATCAGATGATGCTCGTAAGGTTGCAACCAAGTACTGGTTAGAGGATCATATTGATGAGCATATGAAAGTTTACTTTCCTTCTTGATTAGTTAGTAAGATGGTACATAATATGTGTTGTGTATCGTAACGTATATTATAATTCTAGAGAAGCTTTAGCGTACCTGTTTACTTGGGATAAAAACGGTAAACGAGTCGTAAACAAGACTCCTTACAGTCCTTATTTCTATGTAGAGACTAATCAGGATAATGCTGATGCTTTGTCTATCTTTAATACTAAGTTAAAGAAGAAGATATTTAAGAATGCGTTTGAACGTAATAAAGCCGCACAAGACGGTGCTATCAAGCGTTTATATCATAATATTCAAGTAGAGCAGCAGTTTCTTATTGAGAGTTTTAAAGACGACTATGAAAAACCTGAGTTCTCTGCTAACCCTTTAAAAGTTTGTTTTCTTGATATCGAAGTATACTCTCCAGATGAATTCCCTGAAGCTAAGGATGCTAAGCACCCTATTAATCTTATAACGATATATGATAATTTATCAGAAACGTTCTATACCTGGGGTTGTAAAGCTTATACCCCTTCTCGTAAGAATGTAGTGTATACTGAATGTAGCGGTGAAATAGATCTACTCAATAAGTTTTTAGAGTTCTGGGAAACAGATTATTTTCCAGATATATTGTCTGGTTGGAATACAGACTTTTTCGACTTTCCTTATTTAATTAACCGTATTAACAACTTATTAGGTGAAGATGCCTCTAAGCGTTTGTCCCCATTAAAGAGCCTTTGGTGTCGTAAAGGCATTTTCGTTAAAGGTCAAGAACTAGATCGTTGGTATATTCACGGTATATCAGCAATGGACTATATGGAAGTGTATAGAGGCTTTGCTAGAGGTTTATTAGAGTCTTATGCACTTAACTTTGTTGCACAGCATGAATTAGGAGAGGGTAAGTTAGCCGTTAATGCTACTAGCTTAGCTTCGCTATCTATAGATGATTGGAATTCTTTCGTAGACTATAATATTCAAGACGTTGACCTACTGGTACGAATGGAAAAGAAATTACAGTTCTTTAAAATTATTCGTATGTTAGCCTATAAAGGTTTAACGAGTTTTGAAGCTGCGTTAGGTAAAGTGTCTATCGTTACAGGTTGTGTTGCTCTAGAAGCATATAAACACGGTATGGTTATACCAACGTTTGTTTCTGGTCCTACTAGAGATGAAATTGAAGGTGGTTACGTTAGAGAACCGGAAAGAGGCTTAAAGACTGCAGTTGTGAGTTATGACGCTAATTCTCTATACCCTAACACTATTATTACTCTCAATATTTCACCAGAGACTAAGATAGGTAAAATTATTGCTAAGGATGATACTGATACCACTCTATTATTATCTAGTGGTAAAGATTTTAAACTCTCTAATGAAAAGTTTGCTAAGTTTGCTGAAATAGAAAAGCTAGCTATATCTAAAGCTGGTGTGTTGTATACCCAGAAAAAGAAAGGCGTTGTACCTTCTTTAATTGATGGTTTGTATAGTGAGCGAGTAATGAATAAGAATCAGTATATAGATTACAAGAAAAAGTTAAGTAAACTAACTATAGACTCTGATGAATACAAAACGTGTAAGTTTAATATGGAACGAGCTGATACTATACAGCATGTTATTAAAATTCTTCTTAATTCTATTTACGGGGTTTTTGCTAATAAGTTTAGCCCTATCTGTGATAGCGATCATGCCGGTAGTATTACTCTTACTGGTCAGTCTGTGGTTAAGCAGGCGAGTGTCATTATTGATGCATACGCAAAAGAAAAGCACGGAATAGATAAATCGTTAACTATATACGGTGATACTGACAGTACACATGTTACTATTCAACCTATTGTTGACAAGCTTAAGTTAAAGCTTTATAAAGACGGTAAGGTAACTGCTGAAGGTTTAGCGTTAATAGATAAAGAGATGGGTACATATCTTAACGATGAAATTAAAAAATGGTCTGCATCTGAATTCAAATCTATTGATCCTCGTTATTATTTTAAACGAGAATCAATTTGTGATGTAGGTGTATATCTACAGAAAAAGCGTTATATTATACATGTACTGAACGACGAAGGAGCAGACGTCAGTAAGTTTAAGTATGTTGGTGTTGAAATCGCTAGATCTACTACGCCTAAAAAGGCTAAAGAATTGATTAAGAAGGTTATTGAAAACTCGCTGCTAGCACAGGATCAAATAAAGGCTAACAGTCTTTATAAAGAGGTTTATGATACGTTTAAAACGTTAGGTATTAATGAAATTGCTATTAGAGGTGGTTTAAGCGACTTAGAGAAGTATGAAGTTAAATCAGACGGCTTTAAGATCGGTTTAGGCACCCCTAATCACGTCAAAGGAGCTATTTGGTATAATCAGCTATTAAAGCATTTACATTTAGAAAAGAAATATGAACGAATTACTTCCGGTGGCAAAGTAAAAAAGATTTATATTGCACCAAACAAATTTAACATCAATACTCTTTGCTTCCCTTATGACTACCCACCTGAATTCAAAGAATTTGAAGTTGATTATATTGAAATGTTCGATAAACTTATCAAACCACCAATACTTGCTGTATATGAAGCAATTGGCTGGCGACTACCAGATTTAACTAACGAAGTAACAACAGACCTATTTGATATATTCTCATGATTAAAATATCTCACGAATCCCCCTTAAGTATGCTCGAGATCTCTCGTACATATAACAATTATGATTATGCTCTTGTGCATCTCTTTGAAACACATCCTGAATATTACAAGTTCTTTGAAGATAGTGTTAAAATGGGTAGACATGTCTTATTAGACAATTCTATCTTTGAATTAGGTAAGTCATTTGACCCTAAGCGTTATGCTTACTGGATACAAAAACTTCAA